CTACAAGTATTTTTCTCGATCTAGATGGTCTCTGACTGTACATTTTTCATGTTATATATACTTATTCTACTGTTATTTTTATTAGCTAACCAGTCTAAACAGAAACTTCATATGCTGTTATCATACTTATTCCATAATAGTTACCAGTTGCTCCAACAAATGAATTTATAGCTGAAGTACCGCTAGTAACAGCCATCTGAATTTTATAAGTTGTTTCTGAAGTTGTTGCAGGAGAGTCTAAAATTGACCAAGCTGTACTGTCTTGATAATTAGCATCATAATAACTAAAAGCATGAGCATTATAATTTGCACCACCTGATGATGTACCATCAGGTTGCTCAATAAAAGTACTTCCTCTTAAAAGTCTAAAAAAGTTTACCGCATTATTTGCTGCTCCATTGTAAATCTGAGTAACAACTAATATTTTATTAGATGAGCTTGATGGTGTAATGGCTACAGATAAACCTGTAAGGTCTGTATATCCACTTGTAACAGCTTGTGCAGTGGTAAATCTATCTTTTTTTATTGTCTGTTTTACTTGAATGATCCCACCATTAGAACCAGCTGGTAAACCACCTGAAGGAATAATTGAATTGACTTTAATCTGGCTCATGATTAACTAGGCTTTGTGGGATATGTAGGATTTTTAGGGTCTGCTGTATTAGCTGGCAAATCCCTTAATGCTTGCCTATAGTTTTTCCAAGCATCTGTCATGGTAACGTCAGAGTTAGCCATCCAGTCTGTTTCTTTTAAAAGAGAATTTCTTTGCTTTCTTAAAACTTTCATATACCAATCATTAGAAGGTACTTCTGGATCTTTACCATCATCTGACTCTATCCATTCTCGTGTTTCAGGATTGTAAGTTAATGTTCTCATTAGATCGTATGATATGCGGTGTAACTAAATCGGCCAGAATCAAATGCTGTGCCGAAAGGGAAAAATCTTATTGTTGTCAAATTATTTCCAGCTAAATCAGGGACACCTATTACTGACATATTTGCAGACTGTGTACGTCTGTTTGCTATTCCTTTATATATCCACATATTAGTGGCTGAAGACATTAGGAATGACATATAAATTTCTCCAACATCACCACTTGCATTTAAGTTTGTGTCCCACATATCTAATTGATTCTGACCTGATTCATATTCATCAGATGTTCCATCTTCTGTCCAGTTATAAGCACTACTACTAAGAATCCCTGCGGTAGTTCCTAATCTAAAAGCAGGTGTACCACTGCCACTTGTAGAAATATTATGCCCTACAAAATCAACTCTGAAACAATTAGCAGGTAATGTAAAATCGTAATTTGTAGCACCAGATAAGGCTCCTGCTTCCACTGTTTGCACAACACCTTGCGTTAAAATTTTTGTTCCTGAAGTATTCTGTACTTCGTTAACTTTTATTGTACTCATGGCTTAGGATTGGCATCTTTGACAGCTTTAACATGTGTTGCCCACGTGCCAGTAGTATCAAACTTACCAGCAACTAAGTCTTTGTAGATCATGTCGAGCTGGTTGCCATAAGAGTCATACGTTGTGGAACCATCAGTTGTTCTATCTGTTTGATACTTTATTGCAGCAGCTTCAGCATTCAATGTTGCTCTTGCACTATCGATCTTGCTCTGGTCGAGATTTACTGAATTTCCATTTGCATCGAATGCTCCTGCACTATCATCAATAGAAATTACCGTTCCTTCATATGCTTTATAAATTGCTTCATGATCTAATGCCATATCTAAAAATCCTTTATTTATATAGTTATTTTAAGGGAGCTAAACATTCAAAATATTTATGCTGAAATCTCCATAACTGTTATTACTGAGACCATTCCTTCGTTTGTATTACTAGCATTTCTGTTTAAATAATATGTATCACCATTCTCACCTGACCACCTTACTTTGTAAGTAACTGCACTTGTAGTAGAAGGACTATCTAAAAAATGTAGAGAAATGCTTTCGGGACTAAAGCCATCACGAGTTTTATTGAAGAAAGAACCATTAGTACTGCCACCTCCTGTTCCTTTAGCAATATCAGTGGAGTCTCTTCTAAGTTGGATAAAGGTATTTGTATTTCCATCATTATTTGCAACGGCAACTGTGACCATTACAAATACTTTACTACTTGTGCTTGTAGGTGTGATTGAAACAGACATTCCTGATATATCAAAAAAATTACCTGATCCAGTTAAAGATTGACTTGTAGTATCGGTTTTTACTGTTTCAACGATTTGAGTTATTCCACCCCCACCGCCTGTCGGTACACCTCCTACTGGAATTATACTGTTGACTTTAATTTGACTCATAATTTAAACCACCGTATAAGTAGAACCAGCAGGTATAGTAAGAACAACTCCTGCATTTATTGTTATAGGACCTGCACTCATGGCATTGCAGGTAGCTCCGAATGTAGTTCCGATTGTGTAGTTAGTTGTTATTGTTGTCCCATTTTCTACTATCACCTTGTCAGATCCACCACCGGTTGCTCCAGATGGTGCATCAACATAGGAGAGCACACCGGCACCATTTGTAGATAAGAGCTGCCCTGAACTCCCTGTGGATGCTGGGAACTGAGCAACTTTTGTTCCATTAGCAACAATACCAATCAGTCCAGAACTTGCTCTGAAGAAACCGGTATCTGTGTCATCGGTAAATGTGATAGAGGGAACTGAAACTGTTCCATCAGGAAATGTTCCACCAGCATTTAGATAATCTGCACTGGCAAGTAACACTCCAAAGAATGATTCTCCAGAAGCTGGAGCAGAACTAAAAACTATATTTGTTCCTGATAGTTGAAATCCTGCTGTTCCAGTAGAATCTGGTTCCTGGACTACACCACCGACAGATATTATTAACTGAGTTTCGTACTTTGGAAAAGGAGTAGGTGCTACACCTCCTACCTGTAAAGCAAAAGATGTAGTACTACCATTAAAACTACCTGATATATCATCTATAGTTTTGTAATCTACATTTGCT